CGTTCAATCCTAACAATCGGATTGGGCTGGTTGATTCTATCCATAAGATCAGCAATCGCATTAGGTTCGCCGTTCTTGAGTTGAGCAATCGCTATGTCTTTGTCAGCGTCCATCTTAGCCAAGGTAAGTTGAGTATCAGCTTTGTTCTCCTCAATCATCAAGTCTGTCTGAGACTTTAGTTCTGACTTAAACTTCTCAACCCTCATATCATTGTCAGCTTGAGCGCGTTCAATCGCCACATCATTCGTGCTTCGGGCTTGCTCTTGCACCAGTTGTGCTTGTGCTTTCTGCTGCTCCAAGCTAGACTGAGCTTGTATCTTCTCAAGTTCAGCCGTTGCAATTTGTGGCGCAAGTTGAGTTTCCACTTGAGTTTTCTGAGCCGTAGCTTGATTCTTCACAACCTCAGACTGCTCTTTCTCAATTTGAGCTTGCGCCAAAGCCATTTGCTGTTGCATATGCTGCTGTTCCATCTTTTGCTTCTCTGGATCAGGTTTAGACGCTTCTTCCATCTGCTTAATCATCTGCTCTTTATTACTGAGCGATGAGTTCTCTAGCACACCTTGCATCAATACAGGCGTTAAAGGACTTTGCGCCCCTAGTGTCTGTATCAGAAATGCCATTTGCTTTTGCTCATGTTCTCTCGCAATAATACCCAGTGTCGCCGTAGGGATAAACTTCACATCCCTAGAAGGGTAACGCTCAGGGTCAAACTGCATACGTCTCCACGCAGACTTCTTAACCAGAGGAATAATGAAGTCCTCTTGTCTGTTGACCAATGCCCTCTTATATTTCTTAATCAGCGTAGCTGTCGCCATGTCCATATTGCCGTCACGCGACACTTGGCTAACCGTTCCCTGAGAGTCCACTGTTCCAGTTGCCATTAGCAACATACGCTCAAACTCTTTGCTGGTCTGCATAGCAGCACCATCAGATTGTCCGAACTTAAAGGGCATCATAATCTCATTGGGATTACCGGTTGTCATAAAGTTAGCACCAGGCTGAACCTTAAACTTAGCCCCTCGTGGCAATCTAGTAGCGTCCATAGCCATCATTGGCACACTCGTCAAAGCCAATCCGTCAAGATAAAGCCTCATCGAACTATCAATACCTGACTGCATATTCAATGACTTTTCTACCGTACCACGCCCTAATAGGCGATTGGGAACAGTATCGTCCTGATAACATATAACAGGGCGGTCTTTCATCATATAAGGAGATGCTTCTGCTTTAAGCAAGACAGATCCATTCGCAATTACAATGATAGCTTCTACCATATCTGCGTAATCTTCCAGTCCATCATCTACATCTTCGTCAAACAGCTTAAAATCATCTTCCTCAGTACCTTCAAGGAATTCCCTCGGCACTAATCCGTAATAGCGTAATAACACTACTTTTTCGTCTTGGAAGTTGGTTTCTTCCTGAGTTGGCTCTAATTCATCGCTTTCGTACAGCGGAGAAACGTCTGTATTGCGATAAATGCCAGAAGTAATACCCTCCACTATCTTGTGAATCGAGGTATAACTCTCAATAGCAACGCCCATGCAATCGTCTATACAAGTGCCGTTTGGGTCAAATAGGAAGTTTTTGGGGTTAACAGGGTGTAATTTAATGGCAACTCTCTTGCCATCCGTTACACCAAAAGCCTTTTGCTCCGTACCCTCAATAGGGCGAGTCGTAGGCGTATAGGTATTCTCTTTAGAAATAACAATCTCGCCAATACCCGTTCCGTATATCTCGGCCATCAGCTCAATCTGGTCAATCGACTTGCGAATCTTATCTTGAGCGAAATCCTCTTTTAGTTGGTTCTTGAGTTTTTCAACATCAATATTCTCGCCATCTTCCAGGTCATCTTTAATATCAAAGAATTCACCTTGTCCAAAGATAGCCTCCATGACTTCTGCATGGCGTGTTTCTACCGCTTGTTGAGTTGCTGGTGAGATAATACGAGAGCGTTCAGATTCCCTATGCTTGTCCTGCGCGTCCCACTGTCCTCGGAAGATACGTTCGTATTTCTCCCAATCTGACAAATAGTTTGCATTACGGAAGTCTCTCCATCGATCCGTGTGATCCAGTACGAACGAGAGCAACTCTTCTTCAGATTCGCTTAGTTCTTGTCTCGAATTTTCTTCCGCCATACATAGCCTCTTTCAGTTGCTTATTCCCAAAACACCTTGTACCTACGAGAGAACCAATCAGCCTCTTCTGGTGTATCAAACTCAATAAAATCCCCAGTTTCCTTAGCTTTACTGTAAGATTTATCACCGTAATCCTTGAGACTCTTTCCATCGTATAATATATTCGGATGAACTATATATTTACCATCAGCTTCCGTCCAACCCATTTGGTGAGTAGCAATCTTACCGCCACCCAAATCCATTGATGGGTATAGATCCTTAGCAAGAATTCGTTTTACGAAATCCTTATTAGAGTTCTTCATTAGAATCCGCGCTACTTTGTCATATTCTTCCGTCATATAAGCCTCGGTACAGTTCCATTAGACACAGAAGTGCCTAATATTAAGAATATAATATCTATATATAGCACACTTCGCAGTGATAGTAAACACTTACTAACTTAAATGCCAGAAATAATATCTAAAGGCTCATAATCATCTTCAGTATCATCTGTTCCCCCGTACACCGTAATAGACATTTGAGAGATGTAGCTGAGTGAGTCAATCATGTCGTCATGCACGTTTTTCGTAGGAAACATAAGGTATTGATCGACAAACTTATATTGCCACCCACCCCTATCGTCCTTGTTTTCCTCATTAAGCGTGATTCTGCCATGCTCAAACAATCCTTGCAACGCCCATACCACACGATCAGTTTTATCTTTATTACCGTGAGAGAGGGGCTCTACATGAGTAGCTATGTTATGTTTTCGCATTAAATCTGACAGATAGGGCATAACTGCGTTATAAGTAGTCCCTTTCTCTATTCCAATTTGGCACTTAAACTCACGAATGTTTTTTAGAACGCGTATAGCGGTCTCTCTAATGTCCCATCTTCCACACTCTATCTTCCTCACCCACCATTTGCCGTCATCCGTCACCTTAACAACAGCTATGGCACTATCATCGAGCCTTGACTTCTTATCAGAGGTGTTTTGAATGTCCTTAAATCCCGCCAAATCAACCGCGATAAAGAATCTACCGTTATCAGGTTCTTTTCCGTATTTAATCCAGCCTTCTTTGAACGTATCTGTACCCGCATTATCGAAAGACGCTAGATATTCTTGCTTAAACGCGAACGATGACATGGATCTTGCTGCGGCTTCCACCTCTTTAGGGGGTATTAACTCATTATCTGCCGTAAAGAACTGCCATGATTTCCATTCCTCGTCCTCGCCAGAGTCTCCTAATTGGTGAATGTCGTAAAAATGGTTACGCCCTTTAGGTGTTCCAATGAATAAAGCCCCTCCCTGAAGGTCAGATAGTGCGGCACGAACAACTTGTTCCCATGCAAAGGGCTTCATATCCGCATATTCGTCCAAAACAGCGAATTTTAGCTTCATTCCACGCAGAGTTTCAGGATTATCTGCTCCCCGAATGTAAATAACGACTCCATTTACGAGTGTTATCTCCATATTGTTAACATGGGACTTTGCGATGACCTCTCGACCCAGCTCGTTGACTAATCCCCACATAATCACCCTAGCTTGCCCCTGAGTAGGTGCAACATAGAGTATTCCTGCGTCAGGCGGGCATTGCAATCCTTCTATCAGCATCACAATAGCCGCAAAACGGGATTTACCTGCTCTACGACCCGCACAAACCACCTTAAATCGGGTTTTATCCGCTAAGACCTCTTTTTGCCACTTCAACAACTCAAAATGTAACGCCATTATTTATTACCTATCATTGAATAAAGACTCATAATATGCTCTGCGCTCATCTGCGTCTGCCCTAAAGAACCATGCTGGCGATACCACCCATAAATTAACTGGGGGGAAGCTCAAATCAGGCCATGTAATCGTTACCTCACACTTACCTCTGTCCTCATCTTCCATACAAGCCTCTACCAACGAGAACTCGCCTTCCAAAGCTGACCTTCCAGAAAGTCCTCAAGACTCACATTTAGTCGGTCATCTTCCAAGTCAAGTTCAAGTGAGTTACAATCATCTGAATTATCGTGTATATCATACAGACCATCAAGTATCTCATCGTCTGTTAACAGGGTAACCCCGTCCTCACCCTCGTCAGCCATTTTTTTTATCCGGCAACGAGGATTCTCTGCGATTATTCAAGAATCTCTTGATAAGATCCTCTAGTTTGCTCCTACCCTCCCAATTCTGATCCCACCCATCCGTAATTGCAACTGCTAAATAATGGGCTATTTCATCGTTGTACATCAC